TTAAATACCGATATATTTTGCGAATTGCGCTGCTGTTTTTTCTTTTCGTTTGTCTGTAATGTGGATATATAAATCCATAGTGATTTGAATAGACGAGTGGCCTAAACGTTCTTGTACGTCCTTAATATTTGCACCAGCTTCTAAAAGTAAACTAGCATGTGTATGTCTAAGACCATGAATAGTAATACGTTTAAGATTATTTTGTTTGATAATCACTTCTAACCATTTACGAGGCTTAGATAATTGGAGATATTCGTTTTTCTGGTTAGAAAATACCAGTTGATTTTTGCTTAACGTATTAATTCCCAATGTTAACAACCATTTTCTTTGTTCTAATCGCCATTTCTTCAAGATGTTCATAGTTTCATCATCGACTGGTATATCTCGCTTAGAATTTTTGGTTTTAGGTTGCTCTACATAAAGGCGTCTATTTTTTCCTCTGGCGAGAGTTTTATTTATCTTGATATAATTATCGTTAAAATCAATGTCTTTCCATGTGAGAGCTAAGAGCTCGCCTACGCGCATCCCTGTGAAGGCTAGTGTCCGAAAAAAAGAATACATACGAATATCTTTTTTCTTTTCTACTGATTTCAAAAAGATTTCTAGTTCTTCTTTATTAAAAAAGTTTAAAGTATTTTCTTCATGAACAGAGACCTTTCTTTTCGGAACTGTGATTTTTTTAAAAGGATTATCTTGTAGATATCCTAATTTAATAGCATAATCACATATACGCGAAGCATTATTGATGAATTCTCTATACAACACAAATCTTTTTACCTTTTCATTAGCGAACTTTTGAGCTATATCAATCGATATTTTGTTGATTTTAAGAGCACCAAATGCTGGTAATATATGATTCGCAAACTGTTCTTTTGTTTTAACGAAAGAACTTTCTTTTACTGTCTGCTCATAATTTACAATCCATAGATCGTATACTTCTTGAAAAGTTAACTCTTTAGACTTATTTAGACCATTACTTTCGTATTCCAATTGTAATTTGGTCAGCGCTAATTGAGCTTCTTTTTTTGTTTTAAAACCTCTTCGTGTAGTTCTCACTTGTTTGCCAGTCAAGGGATCTACTCCCAAATAAGTTTGAAACTTCCACGCTTTTTCACCGTTTTTCTTTTTGTATTGTTCGAATGTTGCCATTTTTTTCGTCCTTTCGCTCGGGTAAGTGTTCGGACTAAAATAGCTGGCATCACCTCCTTAAATGACATGCTCGTTTTGGAATGTGTATTCGTACAGTAGATGATATTATGTTATAATTAATTGACAAAACTCCAGCCAACTAGAGGTGAACATATGCTTTTTAACAACTTCAATATTTTAACTGCACTGTTTCAATCTGTTATCACAGGATATTTTACGTATTTCCTTTTGAAAAGTAATGATTTGTTAGTTTTGTCAAATGCAAAAAAAGAAGAAAAGACAGCCATCGTGTCGTTTTTATCTATTCTAAATTGGTCAATCTATTGGATAATGCAACAAATTTTGAAGAATATCCTACCACACTTAGATTTTGCTTGGTTAACGACTGTTACGGCAGTTATAAGCCTTGTCTTAATCTTAGTTCTAGGAGTATATATTTTCCCTAAAGTGCTTAGTTCCTTTTTCGAATGGTTCAATAAACTTCGTACAAAAAATAATAAACTGCCGTTTACTAGAAAACCAATTCGAGATGAGGCCCTAGATGGAAAAACATTAAAATATATTTATCTCTTTGATTTTGATGGTAAGTATATAGCTTCTGGTTATCTAAATGTCTATCAATATGATATAGATGAATACAATGAACTGTTATTGTATGCACCTAAAGAGCCAGAGCTTACAAAGACGATTGAAGATGTTGAAAAATTATTTCAGAAATACGATATAAATATTCTTGTCGATTATGAAAAACGAGTAAAACTTTACATTGTTCCTATGGGCGAGGTTGAGGACGAGCTGGTGGTGGAGTAGGTCCTTTTTTGCCATCATTTCTTTTCTCGCCAGTTTTTACAGTACGGGTTTCACGTGAAGCGAAAATCATGGATGCATTCCCTCTCTTTCTCTGATACAATAGGAACTATAAAGAAGCCTATAGTATAGGTTTGTTTTTTCATAGAACACGCTCGCTTTGGTCGGTGGGGCGTTTTTTTTTATACTAATTAGTTATGAAGAGCAATTGAAACTGTCTCTGTTCCAAAGTAACCTGTTTGTGCTTGCAATACATTATTTTGTGCATTTGCTTGGGCTTCAGAGATATCAAAAACTATTTTACCAGTTTGTTGCATATCAGGATTTAAGCTTTCCATAAAGAAAGAGTTAGTGATATTACCATTTTCATCTTGATTTGCCGACATAGATGCAGCCGAATCAGCTTCGAAAGTTTTTCCATCTGCTTTTAATTTGAAGAATGAGCTATCAACAGTCACAGCCTTATCACCTGCATTTTTTACAGATAAGTCAACTACTAAGAAAGTGTCTTTTGCGTTAGTAGGAAGTACAGATGGGCCAACTTGTTTTACTACTTCAACGGAGTTTACTTTGTATTCCATTTTCCCTACAGCAACGTCATCACCGATTTTATAAGTCTTTTCTTCTTTTGTTGTAGTTTCTTTTGTAGTTTCTTTATTAGTACTTGTTGATGTTGCAGTAGCTGAATCTTTGTTTTCACCGCCACTTAGAGCACCACCAATACCAAAAAACAAAAGTACTATTAATACCCAAAACCATACCCGTTTATAAAACGGTTTTTTAACCTTATACATTTTCCCATCTTGACCCATAACTTTTTTTGCCATTTAAATATTCCTCATTTCTTGTTATAATATATTTGTGATCTCAGAAATGAGGTATGAGTCCGTGTTGCAGCACGGGCTTTTTTTACTGTGCATAAGAGTATTTTTTCTTGAAATATGACTGGCAAACATTAAAACATTCTGTTCTTAACTTATTATTGATAGCATAGAATTCCATAAAATTTTCCAATTTGAACTGAGATTCATCTGTTAATTCATTCTCAATAAAGATATTAAGTAGAATCATAATAGCGATTCTATCAGCTTCAGCTTCGAACTTTGAATGAAAAGTTGTAGAGTTATCGTACAGTGCTGAATATTCAAAATGTGAAGCAATGAAATGACCGAGCTCGTGGGCTAAATGAAAAGCTTCAGAACTGTCTTCGTGTAGTTTTTCATTCAAAAATACTATTCTTGGTTTTGGATAATAAAAACCTGGTTCTTCCATTTCCATATAGATTAACTTTAAATTATACTCACTCAGCATTTCTTTCAACTTTAAATACATACAACCCATCACTCCAACTATTCATTTTCTTCTAAAGCTTTAGCAATTGCAATCGCTTTACGCATTGTCTCCTTAGATATTTCTTTTCCGTCAAAAGAGAATACAGTATCGTCTTCTGACAAATCCACATGTTTAGGGGTTTCTCTTTCTTCTCTACCTAGAAGGTAGTCTACAGAGACATTGAAATAATTAGCAATTTCAGTAAGCTTTTCAGCGGATGGTTGTTTTCCACTTTTTAAACTATAGAAATAGTTTTCGCTGTATCCTAAATCAATTGTTACTTGTTTCATTGTTTTTGAATGTTTTTTTGCAAGAAATTTTATCCGCTCAAATACTGTCATACCAGCATTCTCCTTTTTTCTTTACAAAAAACCAATAAAAAAGTGTAGTTTTGTGTTGACCTAAACAACACTATAGTGTATATTGGTTTTGTAAGTTAATTGGATAGAAAAAAAGCAAAGTAAAAACACACCTTATAGCATTAAGTTTGGCGACCGAGTGCGATAAAAAGGCTTGTTATATGCTTATTTAACTATGGCTATATACTACACTATAGTATGGTTTGCAGTCAACTAAAAATATACTTTTCTATCCAATTTTCTTTCTAAATAAAAAGAAAGGAAGTGTGTGAAGTGAGTAATATCGATAATGGGCGGGAAGCCATCAAAGAATTTATGAAAGCAAATAATATTTCAGAATACGATTTGGCCACTGCATATGGTAGATCGAGAACTTGGATTCAGCGTGTTTTAAGTGGAAAAGATAAAGGTCCAGCTGTTAACGCCTTTATTCTGGAAGTTATTCGCGATCATAAAATTCGATAGGAGGTTCAGGATTATGGAAGTAATCTTAACGCCTGAAAATGAGGCAGCACTTCGTAGCTACATTCATGAAATCATAACTGATGAAATTGCAAAAGCAAGAAGAGATGCCTCAGTTGATAAACGTGTATTAAAGCAAATAGAGATAGCGAAATACTTCGGAGTATCAACTGCAACTATTCGTAAGTGGGAAGATAAAGGACTTCCATTCGGGCGTATAGGCGATCAAAAATTTTACGACAAAGAAAAATGTAGAGCATGGGTTCTAGCACAATAAAATATCGGGTAAGTGTTCGGAAATAATGACAGCAAAGAAGGGGGATTTATGGACAAACTAAATACAACAATCGTATTCAGTGCACCAATCATTATTTATCTGCTGAGTGTCTGGGGAAATATCCCAGCATTAATCGGAACGATTGTTTACATGGTTTGGATTTTTATAGGGCTGGATGAAGCTGAGTACAGAGCGAAAAAGCCAGTCGAGAGGGACTGACTAATGAGTAAGGACGATATTGTATTTCTGTTAACTATGTTTTGTGGGATTGGATCAATAGTAATTAATTTGTATTTGATTATTAAAGAAAAATTTTTCAATTAAAATGAGTCTTTTAGCTTTAACTTAAATTTTTTTTGATAATTAGCGGAGGAGCAGAAAATATGACTACAGATGAACGAATTGCAACAGCATTAGAAAGCATAGCAAATAGCCTTAGCACTTTGGCAGAAGATACTAAGGCAAATAAAGAGCTAAAAGAAACACTTATTACAAACGTCAATAGTATGCAAAAAGCAATTGAAAGACTGCAAAGTGATCCTTTTGGATTAAATGAAAGGGATTAACGATTTCACTTTAACAGCAAAATCAAGAACTTTGCTGGCATCGTCTTTAAACTTTGATTCCATTTTTGAAATTGCGAGCGGGGTCAAAGAAACATTGTAATAAACGTCGCTTGCCATTGTTGCATTCAAAAAATTATTATCTTTCAATTCTTTAATTGTAAAGTGGACATCTTCTGGTAACCACGCAGGCATAATCTTTTCGTGGACAGAATCAGATTTACCAAAGTGTATAGCAACTGATTTTGAATCGCCATTTTTACGACGTTGAATGTATTCAGCATACATTCTTGAAAGTAAGTATTTTGCATCATTAGTCAAATCATCCATATATTTTTTTCACCACCTTATCAGATTTCAGCAGACCACTTGCTGATAAAAAAATTATATCAAAAGGAGAGAAATAAGAATGCAAGAATTAGTAATTTTGAAAAATAAAGAAGCTGTAACTACGAGCTTACAAGTGGCAGAAAGTTTCAAAAAGAAACATAAGCATGTACTAGAAGCAATTGAATCAATAAAAAGATCGGTCGAAAATTCGGCCAATGTTGAAGATGGGTCCAATTTTGGACAGATGTTTGTGGAAGGGAACGAGCCAGACTCATACGGAAGAAGTCGGAGAGTTTATTTCATGAATAGAGACGGATTTTCCTTGCTAGCTATGGGATTCACTGGAAGTAAAGCAATAAATTTCAAACTAAAATTTATTGAAGCTTTCAACGAAATGGAAGATGTTATTCGGAAGAATACTGTTCCTCAAACAATTGAAGACATGATGATCTATCAATTAGAAGAAATGAAAGATGTTAAAAAAGATGTTTCCATGCTTAAAGATACTATGCGAATTAGCGGACAACAAGAGTTCGAAATTAAGCAAAAAGGAAATATGAAAGTTATGGAAGTTTTAGGAGGTAAAGAAAGCCGAGCTTATGAAGAAATCAGCAAAAAAGTATTCTCAAAATTTTGGTCTGAATTTAAACGTACCTTTTCAATCCCAAGATATGGCGAGTTACCTCGTAAGAGATTCGATGATGCTGTTTCATTTATTGAAATGTGGTTACCAGAAACTGCGATCCGCATGGAAATTGATCAACTGAACAGACAACAAAGACTTTTCGGTGATGAAAATGAATAGAGCTGAAGCGCTAAGAATAGGGACGGTAATTGCTAATCGCTGGTGGAGACACAATAAACCAAGCATCCTAAGCCAACAACATATTGATAAGCAAAAAGCTTGGCAACAAATAAAAAAGTGACTCTGCCGGCAAGCAAAGAGTCACAAAGAAAACACATCATAAGGAGATTTTAGCATATGGAAAAAGAACTTTCCACTCTAGATCAATATTTGATTGATCCTGATTGGGGCAAGCCGAAAATTGAGGAAACAAGTGGTCGAAAAATCAGACGAAATCTTTTGACGAATGAAGAACTAGCTTGTGATCAAGATGATTTAGGTAACCTTGTAACTATTTGGGATCATGTTTATCTTATCCATCTATCGAAGCATTCGAATAAACCTGAATATATTTACGTCATCGAAGATGGCTTGATTGATGCGCTAGAAGAGTACGACAGAGATAACTTGATTGATATCTCTTATTACGGACCAGGTAAGAAATACATTGCTGAAATGGAGGCAGAATTTGATGAGTGAAATCAAAGGGGCAACGAACTTTGAAAAACTTTTTAGTCGCAAGTTAAATAAAATACTCAAGAAAAAAGGAAATTTTGATTATTTATCTTGGGCTCACGCATGGGAGATTATGAAAAAGAATGATCCACAGGCAACGGTAACTATTAATGAGTATAAACACTACAGAGTTGTTTCTGGAACTCATCAAGACTTTCTTGTTGAGGAATACAAACCTTTTCTTATGGATGAAACTGGGACTTATGTATCTGTCTCAGTAACGGTTAAAGGACACACGGAAACCGAATTATTTCCTGTTTTAGATTATCGAAACCAACCAGTTGTTAAGCCAAATGCTATGCAAATCAATAACTCATTGAAGCGATGCTTTGTGAAAGCATTGGCTCTACACGGACTGGGATTATATGTATTTCAAGGGGAAGATATTCCAACACCACCTAGAATCGATACAAAGAAATTAAACATGTTAGAGACGATTCTAGAAGCTTTCAATGAGCAGATGGGTAAAGATATGACCAAAACCTTAATTGAATATGTTAATGAGCAGACAGATAAATTAGGGCTCTTAGCTGATAACGTTGAAACTATTGAACAGTTAAGCTATGAGCAATGTGCCTTGATGGAGCGAGCAATAGCAGCTAAGAGAAAAGAATTAGATAAGAAGTGATATGAGTGTTTAAACCATTAATCGATTCATATTCAGCGGTTCTGAAAAAGTTCAAAGGAAAAGACATAGGTGCAACGATCAATGAAGAAGTGAACATCGAACGTTTGAAGACGATGTACGACGGATATGATGGTGATCGGATTATTGAAGTTCGATTTATTGATCCACGTCGGTTCACTGTACAGCAACGAAACTTCATCTATGCACTCATAGGCGATATTTTCATCGATACAGGCATGCCAACGGACTTCTGGAAGGAATTCTTCTACTTTCGTTTTGAAGGTGTCACAGGGCGCAAAATAAGCCTGAAAGACGAATCGAATACAACTGTGAGTGATGCCAATGTCTTAGCAAATATCATCTTAGATTTCATCTTTGAACATCATATTCCTTTCAAAGAAGGCTATGAGATTTTACCAGCGAATCAAGAATATTACTTCTACAAATGCATTACAAAAAGAGTCTGCTGCATCTGTGGCAAAACAGGAGCTGACATCGATCACTTTGACAAAGCGCTAGGAAGACGAAAGCGCAAAGAAGTTGATCATTCAGAGTACACATTTGCAGCACTCTGCAGAATCCATCACACAGAGAAGCACAAGATAGGTGTGATCAATTTCAAAAATAAGTATCAAATCAAAGGGATCAAGTTAAATCAGGAGACAATCAAGAAATTAAGAATCGGAGGATAAAAAGTGGATCACAGAAGTTATTACGCCATCATACCTGCAAATGTTAGATATGACGATTCTTTGATACCTAGTGCAAAACTTCTTTATGGAGAAATCACAGCTCTATGTAATGAGAAAGGTTATTGCTGGGCTAGCAATGAGTACTTTGCCAATCAATATAAAGTAAGCAAACCAACCATTCAGAATTGGCTAAAGTCACTTGAAGAAAAGGGCTATATCTATAGAGAAGTTAAGTACAAAGTGGGTAGTAAAGAAATCGAGGCTAGGTATATAAGAATTCTTGGTGGGGGTCACCAAGAAAATTTGGTGGGGGGTCACCAAGAAATCTATCAAGATAATAATACATTATTTAATAATACAAATAATAATATAGATCATTCTTCATCAAAGATGAAAAATGACTTTGATAAACTTTGGAAATTATACCCTAGAAAAAAAGGGAAAACAGCTGCGTTCAAGCATTACAAAAAAGCAATCAAAGATGGTGCTACAAATAAACAGATACAAGATGGAATACTATCTTATAAAAAAGAAATAGAAACTAAAAAAATAGAAGAAAGCTATATCAAACATGGGTCAACTTGGTTTAGTAATCGTGGTTGGGAAGATGAATACGATTATTCTGTCAACACTAAAAAGACAATATCAGATGAGATAGCAGAATCACAGCGGAGGATAGCAGAAGCGTATGAACAATGAACTTAGTTTAGTGGCGGAAATGTTAAACAATCCATCTATCATTACAAGCATTGATGTAGATTCTGAATGGTTTGAAAATACTCAAGCAAAGATGATTGTCGAGTCATTAACAAGGCTTAGAGGAATGAACTACACCGTAGAACAGGTTCATAGGGAAATGCGCAGTATTGACTTATTGAACGCTGGAACAGTTGATGAATTAGAAACTCTAAAAGGATTAGCTAGGCAACTTGGTATCGAAAGAGAGTTAGCAAGACAAATACACGATAGCTATCTTGATCGTAGATTACACACAGCATCAATAGAGTACGCACAGACACTTTCTAAGACAGATGGTGACAAATTACAAAGGCTACTCGAAGAAAAGCGAGAAATCAATTTTATTAAGTCTGACGGCAGGTTAGATAAAGCATTCGCTGAATTTTGCGAAATGTTGGAAAAACCTAGTAACGCAATGACTACCTACAAACCATTAGATGACTTTTTAGGTGGAGGGATAACAGGTGGGAAATTGATTGTTTTGGCAGGTAGACCGGCAACAGGGAAAACGGCATTTGCCTTAAACATCATGTACGAGTTGTTCACAAAAAACGATAACGTAGCTTGCGACTTCTTTACTTTCGAGATGGGGCAAAATGAGCTGATGACTCGCCTTGTGTCTAAAGTAACAAGAATTAATTCACTGCTGTTCGTTGGAAAAGATAAATTGACCGACGACAACAAGAGAAAAGCAAGAAAAGCATACGAAGAAATGAAACAAGCGTTCGATATGCGTGTTTATACTTCTGAATACTCAAATTTGAATGATATTAAGTATGCAATCAAAAAACGTGTTGGGGCTAAGCGATATGTTGCTTTTGTAGACTACGCAGGACTTATCACTGTCAACGACACACGAAAAAATGAACGGCAAGTAATGAATGAAGTCACTAGGGAACTAAAAAAACTCACGACTGATTACGGAATCACGATTGTTTTATTGGCGCAGTTAAGTCGTGCGGTTGAACAACGGCAAGATAAGCGGCCAATGCTAAGCGATTTAAAAGAATCAGGATCATTAGAGCAAGATGCAAACGTCACTTTGCTACTATCCGCTGATGAAAATGATAGCCAAAAGATACGGTGTGACGTTGCGAAAAACAGAGAAGGCATGACAGGTATAGCACCGTTTATTTTCAACAAGAAATTCATGGATTTTAGCATTGACTTTGACGAGTGGAGAGGATAAATGGACGGGGAAACTTATTTAGCAATCTTCAAAGAGAATCAATTGCAAAGAAGTAAGTTAGTAAGGTTATTAGAGAAACAAGTGATGATATTGACTGAAAACGACTTGATGGAGATGGCTGAAGAAACGAAATGGCTTGCGATAGAGATTGCAGAATATGAAAAGAAAAATGGAGTGGTAGACATTTGAACGAGTTAGACCTTCAAAAACAAATCAAAAACGAGCTAAGAAATTTAGGGCATAAGTGTTGGCAAGTAGATTCAGGAAAGAAACTGACTTACAAAACGAGAGGACAAGGGCTAGAAAAGGGCTTTCCTGATTTATTCGGGGCAAGAAGTGGTGATGGGAAACTATTTTTTGTTGAAGTGAAGATTGGCAAGGGAAGACCATCAAAAGACCAAGTGAAATTTTTGGAATCAGCGAACGAACACAAGGTATTGAATGGTGTGGCTTGGAATTTAGAACAAGCGATTGAGATAGTCGAAGGAAAAAGAACGATAAACGATTTGGAGGAAGAATAGATGATTAATACAGTGACTTTAGTAGGAAGATTGACAAAAGACCCAGAGCTTAGAACCACAACAAGTGGAACAGGAGTAGCGACTTTCACATTAGCAGTAAATCGTGACTTCAAAGATGCGAATGGAAATAGAGAAGCAGACTTTATCAATTGTGTAGCGTGGAGAAAAACAGCTGAAATTTTAGCAAACTATGCGAAAAAAGGTTCGTTGATTGGATTGATTGGGCGTATTCAAACCAGAAGCTATGAAAATCAACAAGGAAACCGAGTTTTTGTGACGGAAGTAGTCGTAGAACGCTTCAATCTACTTGAGAGCCGTTCTAACAACGATACAAGCGTTTCGAACAATCAGACGACAAATTATAAAGGGAACAACCAAAACAGCTCTAACGACTTATCACACGCTCAAAACAATCAATCAAAAAACGTTAATTCCAATCCGTTTGATGGTTCGTCAATGAATACTGATTTAGAACTTCCGTTTTGATGAGAAAGGAAGAGATCATGATAGCAACAGAAGAAGTGATTCAAATGCGTATTCGAAGCCTTCAGCGTGAGATTGACGATCTGGAGCGGACAAAGGCAGTGATGGTCAATGAAACGGCTAGAAAGGCAATCGATTTGCACATAGAGAATTTAAGAAGGGAAATTCGTAGATTGGAGGAATGAATGTGGATAAAAAAGCAGCAATGAAACGAATCATCGAACTGACACATTCTGAGAATTGGCAAGAAGACAAAGAAATAGTTGCAGAAGTCCAAAAGCTCGGTAAATCAATGTGGACTGAAAAGTCTAAACGGAAAACGCCGAGAAAAATTGCAATCTGGCATGGTGATCGAATTCTAGTAACAGGTACAGCTGAACAGTTATCTGAAATTACTGGATTAAGCAAAAACATTATCTGGGATAGAGCTAGGAGCTTATGGATTGATTCAAAAGGACGACAGTTTAGGTATGTGGAGGAGAAAAAATGCTAGATATGAAAATCGAAGATTATCGAATTACCAGTGATTCTAGAAATATTGTCTTATCGAAGGTAAGACGAGATGAGGAAGGAAACATCCGCTACACCGAAGCAAAAGAAGAATCACGAGCAGATATCGGATACTTTCAAACTGTCTCATCGTGTTTAAAGGCAATACAACGCGATTACGTGTTAAGTGAAGAAAGAACGATAAAAAGTATTATCGAGTACAAAAAAGCGTTAGAAAACATCACTAGACAGTTTGAACAGGCATGTGAGATTGAGGAGGAGAAATAATGGATCTTATTACACAATACAGTGACATCATCCTCAAGAAAATCATGATGAAGATTCAGAAAGACAAAAAATCAAAAGAACGAGCGGAATTAGTTAAGTTGGAAATGGCTGAAACAGGATCAGGAGTTCGAACATCGAGGCATTGGAAAGCAGCAGCAAACATTGAATTTTATCACAACGAAATTCAAAAAGGGTTCGATCAGATGCGTGAGCTGGATCGGCAAACAAATTGGAGCAAGAAACTTCATCAAGATCGTTTCAAGTTTGTAGAAAAGTATAGAGAGATATTAGACGAATACATGGAGGAAGCGGAATGAACACCAGACATCGCAGAATAGCAAAACTAAGAAAACAGGAACTGAATGTACTAAAGGCAAAGTTTGAAAAAGAATACGGAGTTTCAGTAGAAGAAGCATATAAAGTAGTAAGTCAGTGTGTTGCTGATGCGAGTGAGACTATTCGTAAGTTTGGGATTTCGATATTAAATGATGATCGTAAATGGGAGGCAGAAAGATGAAACTAAAAGACGGATTCTACGCTAGTAGTCATGGTATCGGCGGTTTAATGCTAGATATGCCGACAAAGAACCCTAAAACACGTAAGAAGCCAAAAGTCAAAGTCGGTGACATGGTTCGCTGCGAAGCAGAAGGATTCATCTATCCATTTCGTGGATATGTAGAACACGTCTATAATCACTCAGCGATCATTCGCATTGAAAACACGATGGAATGTGACAAGTGGTTAGCGAAAAGCAAAGAGAATTTAGCTGTAGTGAGATTGGTGGATATTGAACTAATCAATGACAAATAAAAAAGCCGGATCGCTCCGACTAACATAATAAAACAGACAAGTTTATTATATCACATAAAAGGAGCGGTTTGACTTGATGCAATTGTTACGAGAGGTAGATTTCAAACAGACAAGATGTAATGCGAGAGATGTGCTGAAGAACTTTCGGCGTTTGGAGCGGATGGCAGGTCGCTCTTTGATAGATATTAAGTCGCCGATTATTACGGATATGCCGAAGGCACCGAAGCACGGCAATAAGACAGAAGACGCGATCATTCAGATGATGGATATAGAAGCGGAGAGAGACGCGATTTTAGCGGCTTTGATGGCTCTTAGTCTGATTAGCCGTCAGATACTCTATTACAGCTTCTGTGACGTAAACAAGCACTCTAATTATGAAATAGGTCAATTGATACGAGGATACGGAGAGAAGAATGTAGAGAAGCTGAAATCTATCGCTCTGATCGAATTTGCAGAAGCATATAAAAAAGGCGTATTAGTTAAGTATCGTTGATTTTGTAGGGTTTTTGTAGGGATAGTGTAGGGTTTTTGAGTGTTTTAACGTGATATTATGGTAGTGTCGAAAGATTAGTGATAGGTCTGAGACAAAATAATAATAAAAGGAACATCGTTTTATTATTGTTTCACAATTAAGCTTCGATAGACAGCAACGGAAATATTAAGAATAAGGATGTGAATTTTAACTCCTTCTAAATTGTTCTTATTATCTATCATCCGTTGTTGTCTATTATTGGTCATTGACGGGAACGTAAGTTCGTGATATATTATTGCCATAATCCTTATGATTATATCTGCTAGAAAAGAAGTTTAGAAAGCGATTGTTTTCTTGACTTCTTTTTGATTTAATTAATGTAGCAGATTAAAATTGTAGGGAGGTTATTTTATTGGACATTAATGCACTTTATCAAAGCTTGAAAGAAACATCTAGCGAACTATTGTTTGGAAATATAAAATTCTATTTAATTAAGGAAAGAAATAATAACGATGGTGTAATTTTGTGTAATCTAGAAATAGAACGGGATGCTCAAGAAGATTTACTTAGTATATTTAATGTTTTTTTTCAAAATACTAGAACAAGGAATAGAGAGCAACTAGAATATGATGTTGTAATGGATCATACAGGTAAAAAATCTTTTCTCACAACATCAATTAACGAATATACTGGAATTAAGTCATTTATTCAAATGTTTCAGGATGACAATCCTGCAGATACTATAAAAGATGTTAGTACAGATAAGTTTATTGCATATGCTGTGGAGGTTACTATTCCCAATGGATTAAATTTTATTTTTGTAGGTGAATTCTCAAAATTATCCAAGATTTCAAGAATGAAATTGGTTGGTAATTTACAAAATAATAAATTTAGAAAATTAGATACACATGATACATTCGGTTTTAGTAAGAATATTGCTATGGTAGTGTATAACGATGAAGTTTTAATAAACCATATTACTTTGTTCGAAAAATGTTGTCAAATGGAAACAGAATTTAAAAAAAAATCAGCCGCTGTATTAAAAGAAATTGAAGGCTACGGTTTTATAGACAATATTGAAGAATTAATTAAGACTTCAGAGAGAGATTCAAGAATAGCAAGAAGGCTTACTAAAATGAATTCTGATCCTCAAAGAGTTGAAGCATTTTTTACTAATAAACATAAAGTGAGGGAAGTGCTCACTGATCCCGAATTCAAAGACAAATTTGAAGGGATTGAGTATAATGGTAAAGTACTTAAATACGATTCAAAATTAAGACAACAGTTTATCACCCTTATTTCTGATGCGGCTTATAAATCCATTGTTGGAGGACAAAAAAGAATAGATAATTCTTTGTAATAATTAATAATCAGGAGGTATTACTATGCTATATAGAATAAATTTATATATTTCTTCATATTTACCTCTTTATTTATTACTTATTTACAAAGGATATACTGAGTGGGTGAACGATGATGAGAGTAAAATAAACCCAACCATTTACTCATTCTTTTTGATTATACTAATTATATTTATTTTAATCAGTATTGGCACAGTAATCTATTTTTGTTGTCAGGAAACTAATAAAAATGAACCAATCAAAGGTAGTTTTACTTCAACTGGTGATAATGTAATTAGTTATATTATGACGTATTTAACACCAATGTTATCTTTAGAACTCAAAAAGGAGTCAACTTTAGTAATTAATTTATCTTTGTTTATATTAATTGGCATTTTATATGTTAAAAATAATTTAGTATATTTAAATCCTATGCTATCTTTGTTTGGCTATTATATATACGAATGGGATTATGATGGCACTAAAAGAATTATTATTACTAATTTAGAGTTATCTCAATTGAACTTACTTTCAAAGGAAAATGAATATGTGCCTGCTAGAAAATTTAAAAATAATGTTTGGTTATATAAAAAATAGATTTCTTATATTTAATCTTTTAAGACTACTCATTGAGTGGTCTTTTTATTTTGCGTAAAGGAGGCTACATAATGAGAAACTACTGGTATATATCGCTAACTAATGAATATCCTCGAACCATTGATGATTGTTCAGTGCGTGTTGTGCGTTCTGTACAAATGAAAGGGAAGTATTCTATTGTCGAAATGCTAAGAGAAGCTACACCAAACGAAGTGGATAAATGCAAGCTGATATATTGCGGTCATGGTTATTGGAAAGACGAGTATATACAATACAACATAGAGAGGTGGATAGATAGATGAGTTACCTCGAACATTTGAAACGTTGCTACATGCATTCTAAGAATAAACTTCCTGACAGCTACACAAAAGAAGAAATTGTCCTTCACGTGCTAAAGACAGAAAGCAGTCATACGAATACCTACGCAGATACATACAGCAAGGCAGAACAGATGGAAGGCTGGACAAGGTTCCTTGGTTGGGTACACGAGAATGCCTAAAAGGAAATGCTCGGTCGCTTGGTGTCGTGAGTATGTAGATTTGCCCGAAAGATATTGCGAGAAACACAAAGGCAATGCAGACAAGACGTATAACAGAGAAGTAAGACACAACAAAGAGAACATGAAATATGCTCGCTTCTATGCTTCAAGCCAATGGAAGAAGCTAAGACGTAGCAAGCTGGCAGACCAACCACTATGTGAGGAGTGTTTGAGAAATGGGAAAATAACCAGTGCTACGATAGTCCATCACAAAACGGAAGTAAAAGAAGATTGGGATAAAAGGTTAGACTACGATACGTTAGAAAGTATTTGCCAGTCGTGCCACAACAAAGAGCATAAAAAGGCATATAACCGTAAAAGGCTCTAGTTTGCGTTCTAAGGCGTTTTACCTAAAGTGTATATAAATATACTAAATAATAGTTTTGATAAAAAAAAAGCCCCCCTATGTCGCTAGAACGAAGAAAATCGATGCCCTCTCTTGTGTAAATTAAATTCCCTATAAAAACTTTGTAAAGACTGAAAGAGGTGATGATGTGGGACGAGGAAGACCTAAAAAATTACTCGATGCAAGCAAAAAGAATTACACAAAAGAAGAAATAGCGATCAAGAAAGCCGAAGAAGAAAAGCTATACAACTATCCAAGACTGGACTTTTCAAATTATCCGGTCGGGCTTTTGAAAGAAGCACAAAAAGAGTGGGATAGAATCTCTCGCTACATTCAGGACTTGCCTATTTCAGAACTAGACCAACAAACAATGATTCGCTACTGCAACTATTCATATTTATACGACAAAGCAAGCAAAGAGTTAGACGAACAAGGCTTTTTGATCGATGGTCGTAAAAATCCTTTAATCGATACTGTCAATTCATTCTCGAAAGAACTAAAAACAGCCACTAATGATTTAGGGCTGACAATCAACTCTCGGTTGAAGATCGTTAATCCTCAAGAGTTAGAGAAAGAGCCTGACGACCCTTTTGCTGAAATGATGAACGAAGTTGATAGTGATGATTGATCACGTTCAAAAATACATTGATGAAGTAGAAAATGGGAATATCTTAGTCTGTGAGAAGATACAGATGGCAATTGATAGACACAAAAAGGATATCGAGAGGTCAAAGCGAGATGACTTTCCTTACTACTACGAACCAAAATACACTCAAAATATTGTAAAATTCATTTCAATGCTTCCAGATCCTAAGAGTGGCAAGCCTAATAAGTTGGCACTATTCCAGAAATTCATTTTAGGCATGCTGTGGGGCTGGCGAAGAAAGAAAGACAATACCAAGCGTTTCAGAAAAGCCTATCTTTCGCTAGCACGTAAGCAAGGAAAATCGTTGATTGTTTCAGGGATTGCGCTGTACTGTCTAATTTACGAACGAAATCCACGACAAGCAAGACAGATATACGCTACTGCTAACAAACGAGATCAAGCGAAAATCGTTTTCACTATGGTTAAGTCACAACTAAAAGCCTTACGTGGAAAAAGTAAAGCAATCCAGAAATTTACAAAGGTTCTACAAAACGAGCTTACTACGACAGATGATTCATTTATGAAACCACTGTCTGCTGATGCAGATACATTGGACGGTCTCGATACATTATTGGGCATTTTTGATGAGTATGCCCTGTCTAAAACAACGGAAATGATGGATGTTATCGAAACGTCAATGGGGCAACAAATCGAACCGCTAACGATTATCATTTCAACGGCTTCAAGTAAACTAAACTATCCAATGTACTCGATAGAGTATCAGTATGTAACGAAGTTGCTAAAAGAAGAAGTGGTAGGCGATGAGTATTTAGCGCTATGTTGGGAACAGGACAATGCTAAAGAAGTAGCGGACACTGACATGTGGATAAAGTCCAACCCATTAATGGAACTATCAGAACAAAAAGAACGACTAACTGAAAACAAAAAACGACTTTTAGGCGAAGGAAAAGCAAAAGGAAGTATATCAAACGTTCTTACTAAAGAATTCAACATATGGGTTCAATCTTCACAAGAAAGTTATATGAGCGAAGAAGAGTGGACTTCTGCCGTTGCTCCTGATTACATCAAACAAACGGACTTAACAGGGCGTGAGATTTACATCGGTGTCGATTTGTCACGAGTGAATGACTTAACTTCTATTTCGTGGGTCATTCCAATCAGAGAAGAAAGCAAGTTTTTTGTTGATAGCTATTCCTTTGTAGCCAATCGCGGCGGAATTGAAGCAAAAGAAAAAGAAGACAAAACACCATACCGACAATATGAGCAAGCAGGCTATTGCACGATTAGTAGTAGTCCAGACGGATTGATTGACTATCACGATTTAGTCAATTGGCTTACTGATTTCATTGAAAGTAATAACTTTGAGCTAAAAGGCATCTTTTACGATCCGTATAATGCTGGTAATGTTATTACTGATCTATCGAAATTCTACGAGAAAGAAATGATTGAAGTGCGACAAGGGCTGATAACTTTGAACGTTCCGACAAAACAATTTAGAACGGACGTTATCAAAGGAAAAACAGTTCATTCAAACAATCCACTGCTTAACAGAGCAATCAGAAACGCAATCACCAAAGAAAACAACGATACAATCATGATTGATAAGGCAATGAATCGAAATAAGATTGATCCTTTAGATGCGTTGATTAATGCTTACACGCAGGCAATGTACCATGATTTTGATGAAGAAGATATCAATGAATTGATTGAAAGGGGCGAGTATGGCTTTGGATGGTAACAAGTTAAGACTAATCGTGATTATTTTGTATGTTTTAGGGCTAGTTTCATTCATAGCCGCAGCTTTTTTGTTTAACCAGATTATCGGATTCCTGACGGTGGGCATTAGTTTAATGCTTACCGTTTTTATTTTGGTTCGAGAATCAGAATTATAGCTGAAAGGAGGTGGAATAAATGGGTTTATTTTTCCAAACGGAAAAACGTAGCTTGTCCAGTCGTTCGAGTACAATGCTCGACTTCATTTCAACTGTAAATGGGAACACGACCATCAACTTTGACGGAGAAACGGCACTAGAACAGTCTGATGTGTTTACAGCGGTAAAGATATTGGCTGGAGATATTGCCGCCAGCAAGTTCAAGTTTTCCGATAATAAGCAAGCAGACATTCGAAAGTTAGACATGTTGAACAAGTGCCCAAACGCAAGTATGACACCATATTCTTTCATGTTTGCTATCACGGCTCAAATGCTTTTGTCAGGGAATGCTTTTGCGATCATTCATGAAAATAGCTTAGAGTTTGCTAAACCGTCACAAGTCGTCGTTTACGAAGATTTAGAGACAGGTGTGTTGCGGTATGAGTACACAAACAAAGCAGGAAATTCGTACCGTGTTGATTCTAGCGAGATGTTGCACTTCAAATATATAACTGTAAACGGAAAAACCGGTATCAGTCCATTGGATGCACTCAAAACAGAACTTTCCATGCTCGATAATGGGAACAAAATGCTAAGCTCCTTCTTCAAGAAGGGGATTCAAGCAGGCGGAGTTTTGAAGCTCAATAAAGGTACGCTGAATAACAAGGCTAAAAAGCAAATTAAGCAAGACTTTGAAGAAGTAAACAGCGGTGCTTCAAACGCTAATAGCGTAATTGTTTTAGACGATACACAGGAATTCAAACAGTTTGAGCTAAATACGGATATTTTGAAGATGATTCAAAACAACGTGTACTCGACAAAACAAATTGCTAAAGCGTTCGGCATTCCTTTGTCACGTTTTGGTATGGAGTTAGTCAATACCAAAGACGATTCGGCTAACGATTCCTACGTTTCTAGTACGCTTAGGGCGCTCTCACAGATGATTACAGACGAGTTAGCAATCAAGTTAGGTATTAATGTAGAACTTGACTTCTCTACGCTTACAGGGCAAGACAAGGCTTCTAGGATGAATAAAGCAATGGAAGATGGCAACGGCGGAGACGGTTATCTACTGATTAATGAGGTCAGAGATTATTACGGATTGCCAAGCATTCCTAATGGAGATGTTTTGTACACGAAAACCACAGCGAAAGGGGGTGGGAATAGTGGAAATGGAAATTCGGAGTTTAGCGGAAATCCAGTCAACGGACAATCGAACGATTGAGGGCTACGCAATGAAATTCAATTCGTTGAGCAGAGACCTTGGCGGGTTCAAAGAAATAATTTCGCCACAAGCGTTGGATACGACCGATTTATCAGATATTCGCTGTTTTGTCGATCATGATTCAAGTATGGTTTTAGGAAGAACGTCATCGCAAACGCTAGAGTTGGAAGTGGATGACGTAGGACTTCATTTCAGATGCCAACTGCCAAATACTTCTTACGCCAACGATTTGTACGAATCCATAAAACGTGGTGATATCAACGAATGTTCGTTCGGTTTTGCCGTAAAAGATGATTCTCAAACGTGGGAAAATCAAGATGGAATGTATATCCGCAATCTAAATAAGATCGATGAATTATTCGAAATATCGATTGTTTCGATCCCAGCTTACGAAGGAACGGATGCAGTCTTAGCGCAACGATCATTGAAACGAGTAATCAATGAAAAAGAAAAACGAAAATTAGAGATAGAACTAGAGCTTCTAAATTACTAGAGGTTCTTTTTTTATACAAAAAAATAAGGAGTGAACACATTGGATATTGAGAAATTGAAAGAACAAGCGCAACAGGCGCTGGATTCAGGCGATTTAGAGACAGCTAAGGACTTATTAGCAAAAATCAAAGAAGCAAAAGAATCGAAAGAAACAGACGACCAATTGAAAAAAGATTTAGCTGATGAATTGAAAGAGTTGGACGAAGAAACAAAAGCAACTGAAATTCAAGAAGCTAAACCTAAAGAGCAACAAGCACAACCAGAAAAACAAGAAAGTACAGAACCAACAAGCAACACAAATCCGATCGACAAAAAAGACAAAGAGGAGAAAAGATCAATGGAAGTTATCCTAAACGACAAAAAAGAAACATACACACGCTCAATCAATCAATTCATTCGTACAAAAGGAGAAAAACGCGACGGATTGACAACAGTCGGAGCAGAAGCAGTTATTCCAGTTGACCGTATCACTAAACCAGAAAAACAACCCGAAACAGTTGTCGACTTACGTCAACACGTAGGACGTGTGCCAGTAACAACAGGTACAGGATCATATCCAATTTTGAGAGCTAACAAAAATAAAATGACCTCTGTGGCTGAATTGATTAAAAACCCAGAGTTAGCTAAACCTGAATTTACAAAAGTAAACTACGAAATTGCCACTTACCGTGGATACATTCCAGTTTCTCAAGAAGCATTAGACGATTCCGATATCGATCTAGGCGGTTTGGTCGCTGAACATATCCAACGCCAATCTTTGAATACTTCTAACGCTGAAATCGCCAAAAAATTACAAACAGCAACAGCGAAAACAGTGACTGATATTGATGGTTTGAAAGATATTGTAAATGTAACGATTGACCCAGCTTACAACGTGAAATTCATTGCTTCTCAAAGCTTCTTCAACGAGTTAGACAAAATGAAAGACAATGACGGACGTTACTTGTTACAACAAGACGTTACAGTTGCTTCAGGATACAAACTATTAGGGCGTGAAGTTGTTGTAATGGCTGATGATGTTATTGGTACTGCTGCAGGCAATAAGGTAGCATTCGTAGGCGACCCTTCACTTTTTGTTAAATTCTTTGACCGTCAACAAGCTTCAGTACGTTGGGTAGACAATGATGTATATGGTCAACTATTAGCTGGCTTTGTTCGTTTCGATGTTGAAGTAGCCGACACTGCTGCAGGCTTTTACGTAACACTGGGCCCAAAAGCATAGACCCATCCGGCGTAACGTTAAACAAAACAACGACTACGCTTGCGGTGGGGGCATCAGAAACACTGTCAGCGACTGTCTTGCCAGCTGGCGCAACGGACAAATCGGTTAAATACAGTTCTAGCGATGAGAAAATTGCCACAGTAACGCCGGTTCAAGGCAAAATCACAGGTATTGCAGCTGGTACAGCAACAATCACTGCAACAACTGCAAACGAAAAAACTGCGGTGTGTGAAGTTACCGTAACTGCTGAATAGGCGGTGAGTAAATGGAATTAAGCGAGTTGAAAAACTTTTTGCGAGTGGATCATGACTTGGATGATGATTTACTCGCAATGCTCCAAAAAACAGCAGAAGAATTCATTTTAGGCTCGATTGAGGTAGAAATGACTGCTGATAAACGCTTTGATTACGCTGTGACGTTGCTTGTTTCTAACTGGTACGAAAACAGAGTAGGTACTTCTACGCAGGCGCTGAATGAAATTCCGTTTGGAGTGACTGCTTTGATTCATCAGTTGAGGGGGTTAGATCATGGCGTTAATACAGACGAGTGACCTAAGTCAACGTATTGACTTTATAAAGGATACGATAGTCAAGGACGAGGACGGCCAGCTGGTCACCACACCTGAGACTGTTTTTTCATGTTGGGCTTGTGTTCAAACACAACGCTTGAGCGATGTCAAAGCTTCAATCGGGACGGTTCTTGAGGGGACGTTAACGTTTATTATCCGCTATCAACAAAAATCAGAGCTAACCAATGATATGAAAGTGCGTTGGAAAGGCAAAACTTTTGAGATTATCACGATCACCAAAGGAGAGTTTGCCAAAGATTTCACCACTGTCATTGCGAAAGAGGTTCAAAAATGAGTGTAGAAGTCGATGCAACCGAAGTGTACAAAGCGCTTAGGGAATTAAAAGCAAACGTTCAACGAGTGGAAAGCCCAGCACTTAGAAAAGCTGGGGAGTACGCTCAAGAAAAGTTACGACAAAACACACCTTACTGGGATGGAACGAAGTCAAACGGTAAACGTGGTTCGTATATGCAAGAACATGCTAAGAACCATGTGGTTACAAGCTCGGTAAAAAACGGATTGATAGAAGTCGGCTATGACAAAGATGTTTCTTGGCGGATGCATTTTATCGAGTTCGGAACAATCAAGCAACGTCCAAAAGGTTTCGTACAAAAAACACAAAAGCAAATCGAAAAACAAGTAACACAAATCATTGCTGACGAAGTAAAAAGGAGGCTAGGACTTTGAAAACGGCAGTATCACAAGTCTATTCAATTCTGAATAGCAATGAAAAAACAAAGAACATTGATTTTTACACCAATAGTGTTCCGGAATCAGCTCAAACAGTACCTAGCCTTCCAGTTGGCAGAATTACAGAGATATCCGGCAACTATGAAGATTTTGCAAGCAACAATCCTTTGACCATTCAATTTAACGTACAGGTAGATGTATGGGTGTCAACCATGAAAGAGGTTGATGCCTTTTATTTTGCCCTTGATGAGGTTATGAGGGGGAATGGTTGGCAATGCGCATACACGGAACAAACAGATGACGAGGATTTGGAAGGTGCAAAGCGGATTATCAAACGATATGTAGCAAATATTTCACTAAATTAAAAGGAGAGAAAATAGATGGCAACAGTAGGATTTGAGAGCGTCATTTTTGGCGTAAAAACAGGCGCAGGCGGCACTCTAAAAGAATTAGTAGCAGATAAGTCGAAAGGCGGAGCGATCGAAGCTAAAATCACTGGATTAGGCGCAACTTCTAACACAACATACGCTTCAAACGTACCATTCTTCATTGCAAGTAAAGGGGTTTCGTCGCCAAAAGTTACGCTTGATGTGGCAGACTTAATGGATAACGGCATTTACAGCGAAATCATTGGCGCTAAAACCGTGGAAGGTGCAAATGTAATTGGTTCAGAAACTGAAGCGCCTTACGTGTCGGTAGTCATGGTTACAGCGAACAAAGAAGGAAAACGCTTATTCATGGGATTGACAAAAGGAAAATTCAGTCATCCAGATATCGACATGAAAACAGCTGAAGACAAAGGGGTAGAATTGCAAACCGATTCCATCGAAGGGGAATTCATTTCTGATGAACGTGGCTATGTATACTTAACAGCCGTAGAATCAGAAACGATGACTCTGGCTAAATTCAAAAACTTAGTAAACAACGTCGCTACACCACTCGCAAGCGTAAAATAAAACAATATTTTGAGGTTGGGAAAAATCCCAGCCTCTATTTTTTAGGAGGAACTATTAATGATTGAATTGCAATTGAAACTTGACGGAAAGAAAAAAACATTCAAACAACAAGATATTTCCGCACGTGCAATGCGTGAGTGTATCAAATTTTACGAGAAAGCGGAAAAAGCAGACCTAACTGATTTAGAAGCGATTGATTCAATGATTGCAATTACAGCAGATATTTTCCAAGATCCAGCAGTTACATTTGATGCTATTTTAGACGGTTTGACTGCGAGCGAGTTAGTACCGGCATTAGAAAGTGTTTTTGAACAAATCAATGAACTGGGAAACAATGAAAAAAAGCAGATGGCGAGCAAAAAGAGATAAGTTTTTCTGAAGCTAGGAAAGCAATGGATCAAATCTACAAAGATTTAATCGAAGCAGGTTGGACGATGAGAGATGTGGACGAAGCCGACTATCATTATTTGTTACACCTTTTTGGAGAAGTGGAGAGTGGCGAAGAATATGTAGATGGTGCTGATTTCATCAAACAATTTTTATCGGCTGAAGACTTGGTAAAACTTGAGGAAGGAGGTAAATAATGGCAGGAAAAGGACAACCGGCAGGAAATATCAAGCTAGGGATTAGTTTAGATAGCACTAATTTTGGTAACACGCTGGACGAAATCAATGCGAAAGTCAAACAAGCTGAGTCGAATATGCGTGCCAATCTAAAGGCTTATGATTCAGCAGGACGTTCATACGAAGCACTTAGTCAAAAGACGAAAGACTTGTCTACGGTTATGGAAGGGCAAAACGCCAAAGTAAGAGAATTAACAAAGCGCCGTGATGAAGCGATTAGCAAGTATGGCGAGGAATCGAAACAAGTTGCTAACCTTAACACACAGATAAACAATGCTACCGCAAAATATAATGCTTACAGTCGCCAGTTGAACGACACAAAAAAAGAATTGGTGTATTCCAAAACAGCCGTCAATGATTTATCTAATGAAATCAAAGAAAATGAACGACAAATGAACGCCGAAGTAAAAGCGTTGAAAGCCGCTGGTGATGAATCTGGTGCGTTTGAAGCAAAACAAAAAGGGCTAGCCAAACAAACGGAATTATCCGAGAAAGCTATCGAAGAACAGCGCAAAGTTGTGAAACTGATGGCTGATGAGTTTGGCGATTCAGCAAATGAAACCGAAGATGCAAAAAGGGCATTAGAAAAGTTAGAACGACAAAGCCAAATATCTAGCAGGCAATTAGAAGCACTCAAAAGCTCCAGCGATCAATCAGGAAAAAAAATAGAAGATTTTGGCGACAAGTCCACAAGGTCAGCTAGGAAACTGGATGGGCTAAAAGACAAATTAGGCTCGCTAAAAAGCGCATTTTCGTTTGGTGCAGTTGCTGGATTAGCTTCACAAGCAGTTAGTGGTGTTGTTAACAGTTTCATGGGGTTGAAAGATGAAGCAGTAGAGGCTTCCGATTCAATGGACAAGTTTGTTCAAACAATGCAATTTGCTGGTATAGATAATTCAAAAATTGAAGAATCTAAAACAGTGATGAAAGATTACGCCGACCAAACGGTTTATGAACTAGGCGACGTAATGAATACGACCGCACAGTTGGCAGCCAACGGTGTGAAAGACTTTGATGGTCTAACGCAGGCAATCGGTAATGTCAATGCCGTTTCAGGTGGTAACGCAGATACGTTCAAATCGGTAGCAATGGCAATGACACAAACTGTCGGTGCTGGCAAATTAACAACTGAAAACTTTAATCAGATTGCGGATGCCATTCCGGGCGCTTCAGGGAAAATTCAACAAGCATTGAAACAAATGGGCGCTTATACTGACGGAGACTTCCGCGAGGCTATGGCAAACGGAGAAATCTCTGCCGAAGAATTGAATGAAGCATTCATGCAATTAGGTATGACTGATGTAGCTAAAAAGGCAGCAGGTTCCACAGCTACGATTGAGGGGGCGGTCGGAAATCTGCAAGCCAGCGCCGTAAATATGATTAATGAAATAATTAATGCTTTCGGCAAAGGCAATATCACTTCTTTGATCAGTGACATAGGCAAAGGAATTGACGACTTAACAACCAAAATCAAGCCAGCAATGGAAAGCATAAAAAACGTCGCTCAACCTGTATTTGACATGTTGAAAAAAGGGGCTGACATAGCAACACTTGCTTTTGGGACGCTGTTTGGAACGTTAGATGGAGATCAAGCAAAGCAAGGCTTTGATATTCTAACTAAAATTTTCCCACCAGAAATGGTTACTTTCGCACAAGATACCATAGAAAAAATAAAGAACGCAGTTAAGACATTGTTTGACGTATTCAAAGGTAACGCAGACATGGAAGATGTTCTAGCTAAATTAGGATTTTCTCCAGAAACAATTTCTAAGATAAAGGATGTTTTCGACAATATCAAAACATACTTTGATGGTGCTATGTCAAACATTAAAAACGGCATAGAAGTTGCATGGCAAATTGCAAAAGGAATTTTCGATACTTTCTCGCCATATATAATGCCCATTATAGAAAAGATAGGCGGAGCTTTTTCTAAAATTGGAAAATCAATGACCACATTTTGGAATGAAAATGGTAAACAAATTATTGAAGCAATCAAGAACTTTTTTACGTTTATACAGCCCGTTGTAAAAATCGTTATGGATTTAGTCATGGGGTTCATTGACAACATAATAGGTTTAGTCGAAGGGATTATGAACGTCATTCAAGGTGCTATCAAAATCTTCACTGGTTTATTTACAGGCGATTTTTCTAAGATGTGGGAAGGAGTAAAACAATTGTTTTGGGGTTCTATCCAAGCAGTATGGAACTGGATTCAAATACTATTCTTCAAACGGATTTTAGAAGGAGTAAAAGGTTTGTGGACTGGTTTTTCAGGCTCAATAAAAGGGCTATGGGAAAGCACTAAAACTTTCTTTACTGAAGGTATTTCCAAAACTTGGGATAAGCTAGTCAATTGGGTAGTTAATTTGTTGGGCAAAGTTGGCAACCTGAAAACCACGTTTGGCAATTTCATCCATAACATGTGGAACAGCGTGAAAAACTTCTTCAGCAATGGCGTTGGAGACACTTGGAATAAGGTAGTTGGCTGGGTAAAAAACATTTTCAACAAAGCAATTGAATTGAAGAACAATGTTTCTGATGCAATCGGTAACCTGTGGAACGGTATCAAAGACAACTTCCGTAGCGGTATTGATACAGTATTCAATTGGTTTTCAGAACTACCGAAGAAGATGAAGGATGCCATTATTGGCGGTAAAAATGCTATTGTTGATGCGTTCAAAGGCATATTCAATGCAGCACTTAAAGCCATTGGGAACCCAGTTAACGCAATCATTCATGGAGCTTCTTGGGTACTAGAAAAACTGGGTGCTGACAAACTCGAAGAATGGAAAGTGCCACAATACGCAAAAGGAACACCAAACGGAGGTCATCCGGGCGGACCTATGATGGTAAATGACGGTAGAGGTGCTGAAGCGGTAATCACACCTAACGGACAAGCGTTTATCCCACGAGGGCGAAATGTAGTGTTGAATGCACCAAAAGGCACACACGTTCTAACAGCTGAAGAAACAGCTTATATGACTGGAAACAAAGCACCAAGATATAGATACGCCAAAGGTACAGGCTTTTTCGGAAATCTATGGAACAACGTCAAAGGATTTGCTGGAGATGTTGGAAACAAGCTGAAAGATGTAGTCGGCGATGTATGGGATTTTGTAACAGACCCGGGAGCGTTGGCTAGGAAAGTGTTAAATGGTCTTGGCGTACTGGAAGGGCTTGTCAAATATCCTTTAGATGTTGGTAAAGGTATTCTAAGCAAGGCTACCGAAGCACTGACGAACAAAATCACAGAACTATTCAGCAGTGGCAGTTTAGACACTTCAATGGGCATGCAAGGCGTTTACAAATACTTGGCGGACGTTGCAGTTGCAGTAATGAAGAAGTTTCCAGGCTTTCAAGTAACATCAGGTTATCGAGAGGGCGATCCATACTCACATGGAAAGCACAACGCAATTGATATTGCGCTACCGGGAGTCGTGAATGGTTCCCCTAGATATACAGAAGCAGCCAATTACGCATTTGAGAAGTTTGCAAACAAAATCGGCTATGTTATCACAAATGGCAAGGTTCGTGACCGTTCAGGACAATCAGGTCAACCAGCCACTGGTGCATGGGAGACATGGCCAGCTGGAGACCACTACGACCATGTGCATTTAAACGGTGTAAGAGATCCGCAGGGCGGACTTGTTAGCGGTGGCGATAGCGTTGGTGGGAGTGGCGTAGAACGCTGGCGGCCATATGTAAAACGTGCTTTGAAAATGAATAACTTACCAACCTCATCCGCTTATGTTGATGCGTGGATGCGACAAATCCAAACAGAATCAGGTGGCAATCCGCTTGCCATTGGTGGAAATGACGGCTTAGCAGACGGCAATGCTACTGGATTGCTCCAAACAAAACCGGGAACATTTGCTGCGAATGCTTTTCCAGGATACGGCAATATAATGAGCGGCTTCGATAATATCTTAGCAGCTATCAACTACGCTAAAAAACGCTATGGTTCGGATATGTTAGGTGTGATTGGGCGTGGTCATGGTTACGCAAACGGTGGAATTGTAAACCAACATCAAATTGCGGAAATCGCAGAAGGAAACAAGCCAGAAATTATTATTCCGTTAGATAAGGCTAAACGATCAAGAGCGATGCAGTTGCTTGCGATTGCTCAAGATAAGTTAGGAGTAAAACCAAAAAGTGTAAATGATAGTAGCGATTCGAGCGGAACGTTAGAAACATTAGTTTCACTGATGATTCAGCAGAATAACTTGCTATCTAAACTTTTAGCAAAAGATACAAGTGTCAAACTTGATGGTAAAGCAATTGCAGACAATACAAACGGATACTTAGGTAACCAGTTGAAACGTTCGCTATATACAACAGGTTAGGAGGGATAAAGTGAATGGCTATTTAATCGATTTTCGCTTCATAAAAAATCAAGAGATAGTATCTCTAAAAGAAAAATTGGGCATAGAGTGTATTTCTTTTGCACGAAAAGCACCACAACTAAATGTAGAATACCAAGAATTTTCAGGGTCAAACGGTTCGAGAGAAGTCGAAAAAAGTTTCAAATCGTTCACTATCGAAGTGGAATTTTATGCTGAATTCAAAAATATGTATGACTATCAACTAAAAGAAACTGAATTATATGCATTTCTATTCGATGACGAAGGATATTATGTTTTTACAGATAGAGAACCGGGAAAAAAATACTTTGTCCGTCCTAACTCAGTAGAAGTGAATGAAGTTGGTCTAAGATACGCAACTTACAAGGCGACTTTCACTGTTTTTAGAGGTTGTTCCGAATCGATGGCTTCCACGTTATCGGATTTTTCACTGTCTAATGAATGGCAATTTTCACAAGGTATAGTTGCGGAAGATTATAAGTATACGCACCGAACCAGTAATTTTATCATTTATAATGCTGGCGAATTTGCTATTGATCCACGTGAACATGCTCTAAAAATCACTTTGGAAGGTGAATCAGAAGGCAACGTGACTATTTTCAACAAAACGACAGGGGAACGATTCATCTACTATCCGGAGTTTTCTACGTTGCTAGGCCAAACTTTGACTTTAGACCGTGTTTATCCGAAGTTGAACGGTGTAAATTGCGGAATTGACACGAATTTAGGTTTGATAACGTTAGCGGTTGGAACGAATGAAATTGAAATACAAAATGTTACTAGAGTGGAGTCAAAATGGGACTTCAATTTTTTGTATAAGTAGGTGAGAATTTGAAAGATATTTTTATCCAAGACTACGAGAAAACAAAAAAAGAAATATTGACTGACTACGATAAAAGTACATTTACTGAAAATTGGCAAGAGAACGAAACGTGGGAAATTTCGTTCACTATTGTCAAAACAAAATTCAATGAATTGGCTTTTGATTTAGTCGATTACGAAAATTCAGTATTTTTCAATGGACAAGAGTTTATCGTAAAACAAATGGGCGTTTCTGCCGAAGGGGCAGCAATCACAAAAACAGTTACAGCCACGCACATTTACTACACCATGCAAGATGGCTTTCAGTACGACACAATCACAGGAACACGCTCTATCAACCAACTGCTAGCGCATGTTTTCAAACCTGATAACCGTGGTTTTACATGGAATGTTGTAGATCCGAACAAGAAGTTTTTGCCAGTTGAACAAGAAAACTTCGGGAATGGGAACTATTTGAAACTGGTTGAAGAAATTTTGAAAGACTATGATGCGATAGTGATTCCGGACAACAAAAACCTTACTTTCTTCCCTCGTTCAGAATATGGTAAAAAAACTGAAGAACAAATACGCTACAAATACAATACCGATTCTGTGAAATTTGATATTGATACTTTGAATTTGAAAACACAGATAAAAGGATTTGGCAAGAAAAAAGAAGACGACACTTACTACTTCACGCCAATCACATATACAAGTAAGCAGTCGGAAAAATGGGGTATACGTGTCCAAAGTCCAGTTAGTGATGATCGTTACACCGTTTCAGGGAACATGCTAGAACGTTTGAAACAAGACTTGCAAGACTATCCAACAATCACTGGCACAGTTACTATGAAATGGCGTGTAGAGCCTAATAAGGGCGATTACGTGGCGTTTGTCTATGAGCCGTTAGGTGTCAATACCTATATTCAAGTGGTAGGAATCAAGACGTATCCAGCGATACCAAATAAGCCACCAGAAATCACATTGAGCAACACAAAGAAAACAATGACTGCAATTCTCGCTAATCTAACGAAAAAAGGAGTGATTTAGTTGGAATTAGAAAAATTGAAGAATAACCGAATTTCCAACGAGTGGAAACAAACATTCAATGACAATGTGGACTACTTAGAAAATTTGGAAAAAAATTTAGACGAGCAGCACAAATCAACGAATAGTCGTATTGATAATCTCGTGCTTCATTCAGGCGGTGATTCTCCTAACGAAGTAGTGGATGCGAGAGTAAACAATAGAGGAGAAACCTTTGAAACACTACAAGCTCGTTTAAAAGCGCATGAAGATCAATCGGACGAAGAAATCAGTCAGCTTTCAAATGATGCATCCAATCAAAAAGAAGAGTTAGACCAGCTGAATAGCTCTGTCCAACAAATTATCGGCGGATATAACGAACCGATCGATATTTATGTTTCGAAAAACGGAAGTGACCAAACTGGTGATGGCACAGAAGAAAAACCCTATGCTACTATCCAAACGGCTGTGAATACCATTCCGTTGATAACTACTGCTCCGATCACTATTTGGATTGATGATGGTGCTTATTTGGAAGACGTGGTAATTAATGGGCTATCTTATCGTTCCTTAATGATTAAACCAATAAATGATATAAGTAATATAAACCCCTTAACTTCAGATTTGCCAGTAAGAGTAAGGAGTTTAGCGACAACCACGTGTGTAGGTTACACACAGATTTCTGGTATTCAAATAGTTGATACTGTAAACGCTCCGATAGATCCAAGTGGTAACCGCTACGGAATCATGAACGAGCAATCTGGCTATATGGCGATAAATAAATGTAAATTTTCTGAGAATACAAAATCTTTGGGATACAATGCAATTTATGTTGGTGGCGTATCGAAATTAAACATGTATGGTAATACTACATTTATTAATCAAGATGTCGCTTTGCGTGTAAGGCTTATGTCAGAAGCATTAGCAGGTCTAACTGGTTCAGGAAATAACATCGGTATTAAATGTGAAGATGCTACAGTTAGAGGTACGGCTTCCACAGCATTTGCAACTACACCAACAAGCATCAGTGGCAATGGGCTAATTATATCCAGAGGGCAGGTGTTAAGTTAATGGTTTATAAAACAAATGAATCGATCATTGTGATTCAAGCAGAAGCCACTAGTCCAAACAGGACGAATGTTGTTTTTTGGTCGCATGATCGAGGAACAGCTAAGCTTCGAATGAAGTTAGTTCGGAAAAACGGCATCCCTCAAAGCTTACCCGAAGGGACAACTGTTCCGATTCGCTTGATGTTCAAATCTGCAACGGCAGAAGGTGGTTATGGTAAACATGACTATCTAGCTACGGTAGAAGATCCTGTGAATGGTATTGTATTTATCGTATTAGAAGATAATATTTTAGGATATGTCGGTAAAGTAGAAGGTAGCGTATATATTGATTTTCCAAACGACCGCTCGTTAGATACAGCTGGTCGTTTTACTTTTTATATCAAACGCAGTCCAATTGATGATAGTACGCCAGAACTAGAAGATTATTATTTCAATGGTTTCAGTCAGACCATTGATAAAATCGAAAAAATTCTAGCTGATGGGAAGCAAGAGATTGAACAGAAAATTTCGGAATCTGAAACGCAGATTGATGCGAAATTAAAAGACACAAACGACAAAATCACGAAAGCCAATCAAGATGTCGCAACTCTCAATACTAATATTGATAAAGCGAATGATTGTATTGATCAAACCAATCAGCAAATCGGCGATCTCGGCAAGCTGAAAAAGATGTACAGTAACAGCATTGACTTCGGGAACTATGATTATTCGGGGAATCCGAATTTAATGCCAAATCTAAAAGCGAGCGATTTTAACGCTCCTGCAGGCGGATCAGTAGAACAAGTAGGAAGTACGATTAAATTTACATTTACGAAAACTGATGGAATGACTTCTGCAGATAGCAAAATAAATATGCCAGCACTTTTAGCAAATACCCAATATACCATGAGTGCCGATGCAACTATTTTAGATGGATATAGTGGTAGTTTGGATAATTTGAGGATGTACTACAGAAAAGATCCTGGTGGGAGTGGCGTTATTAATATGAAATTTAGTAATGCTGTTCCAGGACAAAAAACAAAAGTGTTCATTAATGCAAACTCTAGTGCAAATACAAATCCCGAAGAATTCGACAGAATGTATTTGACAGTACACACAACTAGTACAGATCCATTTGTGGGAAGTGTATTACTAGAAAACATCAAACTAGAAAAAAGCGATACAGCAACACCATATCAGCGTAACTTACTCGATGCACCGTATTATTTGAGTAAGGTGGCTTTGGGTGAAAATATCGCAGATCCTACAAAAACCTTTCCAATTAAAACTAGTAGCAATCAAATTTATATGGGCGACATGGAAGAACCATTTATTATAGGTGAAACATATACACTTACAATAAAAGCTACTAAACCAGCAACACAATCATTTAGAGTATATAACTACGGAATGGTTAAATACGGCGACATGATACCTGTAGAAGGCTTAATTGATGTCTGGCAATTAACATTTACAGTCTCGGAAATTTATGAACCGTATCCGTCGAGTTTGACTATTTACCAACAACCAAAGGTAACTGTTGGTGCATGTCAAATTGACTGGCTCAAGATCGAAAAAGGCGACACCCGAACCCCGAATATTAGTCAATTTAAATACTTTGGTGAAGGCTTGAAAGACAGCAACAATCCGAACGACTACAGCTGGGATGTCACACCTGAATATACTGAAAAAGGCTTGAATGATTCTGTGAGCTTAACTGAGCCACAATCTGTAGATGGAACTAAGAACTTTTTAGAAACCCCTCTAGTTAATGGAAAAAATGTACTGGTAGAAGAAAAGCCGTTGCCTTATGAAGCGTGGCATTCAACAGGAACTGAACAAACTGGTATTTCTAATAAAGCTCGGTTAATTATTGGACCAGTAGCAACCACCATTGGAGCAAAATTGAATCGATCCATGAAAGAGAATCCGTTGACTTGGAATTCTGGAAATTGGCAAGCCACAGCTAATCGAGACTGTACTTTGTTAGTAGAAGGGTTAGTTAGATATCAGTTTGGCGGATCAACAGCTGGCCAGTATGGTTATATTACTTTTTATAAAGACGATGCTCAAACTAGTTCTATTGGTTTCGCAGGTGGTGTTGGTATAAATGGAACTGCATTGCAATGGAAGCATGGGCTTCACTTTAGTAGAATTTTCGCGTTGAAAAAAGGAGAGTACTTCAATATCACTTTTGAAACTCAGGATGGTAAGAAGCTAGATTTTTCTCAAATAAACACGCTGCACATTATGGAAATAGAATCTTAGATTAAAGGAGTGAAACGAATGAAAAACATTTGGAAATACGGACGTACTGGCGGAGAGTACGCAGGAAAAGTATTGGACGATATGCTTGTATCCATTCCTTACACAGATCAGCCTCCACTTGAAGGGGTTCGAGCTGATGGCGAACCGTTAACAATCGCTGATCAGATGTTTGATCCTAAACTGAACCAATGGATTGTTTTAGCGAACGCACTAGATCACAACGATTTAAACAATCTCAAAGCGATGTACGAGGCTCTGGAACATGAAAATGACAACCTAAAACAGCTAAATGCCAAACTCATGCTAAACGATGTAGCAATTAAACAGGAAAACACTGCATTGAAAGAAAAAGCTGATAGTTTAGCACAAATCAATTCAAAGACAATGCTTGCTTCGCTTCAAAACAGCAAGGATATTGCAGAAATTAAAAAGCAATTAAATCCAGAATCAGAAGGAGGTGAGTAGTATGTTTAGTTTTAGCGATGTGAAAATGATGTTTGACTGGGGCTGTTTTACAGAAGAACAGGTTCGTGAGTTTGTGCCATTGTGTATTACAGACGAAGAAGCAGATAAAATCATTAGCAAAGAAGAGAGCGCATCTTAATTGATGTGCTTTTTATTTTGATTCAAGGAGTTGTCACATGATTAATTTAGGGGAATGGGGAGCGATAGCAGGATCAATAACCGCTATCGTTTCTTTGATTTTATTAGTAATTAGACCGATTGTTGCATCATTTACAAAAATTACGAAAACACTATCACAAGTGAGTTACAACTTGGAACTATTAACAAAAGATTTAGAATCGAGCAAATCAGATCGATTGATGATTCATGAAGAACTAAAGAAACACGATGAAAGATTAGATACACATGCAGAAAAATTGGTAGAACACACACAACAAATTAAAACTTTATTTAGGGAAACATCTCGATAAAAATAGAAAGAAGATGAATAAAGATGATCTTACCTGATAAATATTATCAAATCATTAAGTGGGCGGTACTTACGGTACTTCCGGCTACATCTGTATTAGTTGCAACATTAGGCAAAGCATATGGATGGAATGGAACAGATATGACAGTTCTGACTATCAATGCAGCAGCAACATTTTTAGGCGTTATCACTGGTGTGTCGGCATATAATTTGAAGAAATAGGAGGAAACAAATGAAAAAGAAAATTACTATTACTGCGATGAGCCTATTAATGGCTCTTTTTTTATTGCCAATTAATGGGTTCGCCTATACGATTAACAATGAATTTAATTTGGGTGTAAATGAAGGTAGCTCACAAGTAGCAAATAATCAGTACATTTTACTGCATGAAACGGCTAATGAAACAGCAACAGGACGCAATGAAGCGCAGTATATGCAACGTTCATGGACTAGCGCTTATACTGCTTATATTGTGGGAGACGGCGGAATTGTTTATCAAGTCGGTCAACCTGGTTATGTACAGTACGGTGCTGGTTCGTATGCTAATGCCAACAGTCCTGTGCAGATTGAGTTACAACACACACATGATAAAGCAACGTTTGAGAAAAACTACAAGGCATACGTTGAATTGGCTAGAGATTCAGCAATGAAATATGGTATTCCATTAACATTGGACACGCCTTATAACCAACCAGGAATCAAATCGCATTTATGGGTAACACAAAATATCTGGGGCGATCATACAGATCCTTACGGTTATCTTTCTGAAATGGGCGTAAGTAAAGAAAAATTAGCATATGATTTAGCTCATGGATTTACCGATGAAAATCCAACTACTTCAGATGATAAACCAGTCATTGATCCAACTAGAGCAGGTGCAGCAAATCCTACACTGACAGATGGAACGAATTACGCCCACATTGATCAGTTTGGGGAAATCGAAAATGCAAACTTGCATGTTGCTGGTTGGCATATTGCTAACTATAAATACGAGTATATTTTCATTATGGACTACAATACTGGGAAAGAATTAGCTCGAGTAAGAGCTGATGGAATTTATAGACCAGATGTAAATCAAGCGTATGGGACATCTGGAAACGTTGGCTATCATGTATCTTTTAACATGCGCAACTTCCCTAATAAGAAAGTCTATGTCATGATGCGGGCAACGAATGATCCAGAAGGGAACACTAGAGGCGGTGCGCAAGATTTCCATGACAAACGTTGGTATTTAAATATTCCGCAACGATAA